TCATTATTTGCATGTTTACTACAATTATGGAAATTTTTCTGTTTTCCTAGACAACAGATTATGCTTGGTGCTAACTCTAAAGATCAGGTAAAATTTGTTCATTATGATATTATGAAAGATATCATTCTCAATTCTCCCAAGATGTTAAATATTGTTGGACGAAAAAATGTACAGGAAAAAGAAATTCGTCTTAGAGACAAGAAGGGAAATATCGGATCTTTCTTTCGGAGTATCTCCTCTTTTTCTGGAATTGTATCAAATGTTACTGGATATACTTTTTCTGAAATGTTCGATATGAAAAATCCCAAGTTTTTTGTTCAATTAGATGGTAGTATTAGAAATATGCCCAATGCTATGGGAGTGATTGATAGTACCGTTTCAGAAAAATCCCATATCTTATATAAATTGTATAAAACTTTCACAAGAGATGAAGATCCAACTCTTTTTGTCTCTTATCGGTGTTCACAGAAAGGCTCTCATAAGGATTTTTGGAATCCCCAGATGACCCAGAGACAGCTTGACTCATATAAAGCTAAATTCCCTGCAGTAATAAATATTCATGATGTGTACTCATTAACAGATGGATCTTTACATCCTAGAATGGCTGATTTAGATGATCTCATGAGACTGACTGATTTATATAAAACAAATTGGGCTTTATGTATAGGAGTAGATAGAGCAGATCCTATGAAGATCAATAAAATGGTTGGAGCTAAAACCATTGTTACTATTACAGCTAAAGGTCTTCCTAATAGTTTAAATAATCCCGACATGTACCTTGAAGAAGGAATGGTTAAGAACTATATTTATTTTATGATGCATCTGGCTCATATAGAATCCAATGAATTAGAACATATTAAAAAGACCATTAAAAAAGCAAGGGATGAATTTGGATCTATAGAAACATTATGTGCAGAACGATGGGGCATGTGGGATATTGCTCCTTGGTGTGAAAAACAAGAGATTCAATTTGAGCCTATTTCTCCAACTTATGAAAGACAGAGAGCTGCCTTCACAGAATTATATACATTATACAAAACTGGAATGTTTAAGACTCCTATAATAAGAGTTCCTGGAGTACAAGGAGTTGATATATTGGTAGAAGAAGCAGAAATTTTTGATAGTAATCCATTTAAAAAATGGTATGGTTCTCCTCAGAAAAATGAAAAATTTGGCATACAAGATGATTCGGTTTTTGATAAATTTGTTGCTTTTTGTTTAAAAAAAGGTACAATCTGATCATGAAAATAACAATAAAAAGTTTATTACTCCCTAGTAAAAAATTACTAGGGGGGCTAGTAAAAAATTACTACCTATTAAAAGAATAAAGAATAAAGAATAAATAAGTATATAAATATACTTTATAAGGATTCCAAAGAATCCTTGTTGAACAA